GCAAGCTGGTTAGCTTCACGTTCCAACTGGAACATAAGACCCTTGAACTTTTCAACTGACCAACGACCGTTTGAGTCAGTGTCAAGATCGAATACACCAGCAGTAGTTGTATTCAACTGAGCGCCTGAAGTAGCAGTTACGTTGATTGTACGAACAACTTCACGGTTGATTTCTGCAAGGATTTCAGCTGAAAGGATGTTTGAAAGTTCAGTTTCTGCATCAAGACCATGGATTGCCTTTAGATCCTGGGCAAGTTCCATAGTATATTCTGCCTTGAGAGCGCGAGTAAGAGCAGTTACAGTAACCTTCTCGATTGAGAAAGCCATCTGAGGGAATACGTTACCGTTATCAACACCAAGAGCTTCGCCAGCTGCAGTTGACATACCAACACCAGTGTTATAAACGTTGGCAAGGTTAACAGTGCTGTTACCAGAAACACCTGAATTCAATGTTGAAAGAGGTGAAGTGTTAGTTGCGCCTGGGATAGTACCTCTGAATGAGTTACCAAATGTATTTCCATCAACGCCAGTAAGACCACCCTGACCAGTGAAGGCAGTGTTTACTTCGTTATAGAATGTTTCGCTGCCAGCCTGATTAGCATAACGTGAACGCATTGCGAAGATAAGTCCAGTTGGACCAGTCATTGGCTGAACACCGCAGATATCATAAGCAATAAGGTTAGGCATTGCACGACGTACAAGGCTGATCAATACTGGATCGAAAGTATCAATACCACCATTACCAGCAGTGGATGAAGAGCTACCCATAAAGTTTGCTGGAAGTACGGATGAAGTTTCAGAAAGAGTCTGGTATGAACCATGAGCAGCAGATTCTGTGAGAGCCTTTTCAGTGTTCTCAAGCATAACTGCAGTTACGGAACGGCGATGCTGGTCCTTAATAGAACCAAGAGCGTCGTGGTCAAGAATTGGCGACCACTTATTTTGAATTTCCTCAGCTAGATACATTTATTTTTCCTTTCGGTTTTAGGATATATATTATTTATAAAAACTTATTTCTTGATTGTTCTAGCGATAGCCTTTACATAACGGTTCACACCTGGGTCGATGTTAACTGTTTCTGTTCCGATATCGCCTTCAAATGTTTCTTCGTTAATATTTGAAGAATATGAAGTCTGTTCGAACTTGAAGTAATTTTCCTTAATAATCTTTAGCTTCTTTTCATAAGTTTCAAGACTACCGTCAAACTCAATACCTTCAACAAGAGCCGCAAACTTTTCTTGCTGTGTTAGTGCAAGATCTTCTGAAAGAGATTCAAAGATATCTTTCTTCTGACCGTCTACAAGATAAGACTTTAGTTCAGTGTTTTCAGTAATTGTTTCATCAAGCTTTTCTTCAAGAGCGCCTACCTTAGTGGCAAGAGCTTCTAGAACATCAACCTTTTCTTGTGGCACAGAAATATAATGCTCAGAGAATAGGTTCTTCAATCCTTCCATGAACTCTTCCATAAGTTCGTTACGAAGGGTTGATTCAATGGCTACTTCATTTTCCTTCATCCAATTTTCAACAACATAATCAAGATATGTGTCAAGCTTGGTTGTTAGTTCTTCAGTGAAGATAGCAAGTTCTTCATTTATCTTTGACTCATATTCTTCTTCAAGATGAGCCTGTTCAGCAATCAAACGTGCGCTAATTGCAGCTTCGAATAATGTTGATGCATTATCCTTAAATTCTTCTGAAAGATCTTGGCCATCAAACATAGCCTCAACATCTTCCTTTACATTTAACTTTGGCATTGCCATTCTTGTCTTTGGACCCTTTGACGAAACAGCATGAGAAGCTTTCATGTCAATAGAAGATTCGTTAGACTTTGCATGGTTGCCTACGCCCCAATCCTTGTTAGGACCATATAGTGAATGAACCTTATTGAAGAAGTCAACCATATCTGACTTACCCATGCCATTCATCATGTGCATCATACCAGTCATCATACCAATCTTTGATTTAGTAAGAGCCTTTGGATCAGAAATAGATTTGGCGCCAGGATGAAGCGAAGCAGCTGCATTAGTTTCTTCTTTCATGTGGTGCTTCTTTTTACGCTTACCACCTTCTTCCTCTTCTTCCTCTTCTTCTTCCTCTTCTTCTTCGTGCTTAGCTTCTTCCATCTTCTTATGGTGTCCGCCTTCTTCCTCTTCTTCTTCCTCTTCGCCTTCTTCTTCCTCTTCTTCTTCGTGCTTCTTAGCACGATGAAGAGCTTTCTTCTTAGCTTCCTCTAAGGTTGCCTTGAAGATTTCTTGAAGATCAGAATTAATTTCTTTAGCCATTAGAAAATCTCCTATTATAGAATTTAAATTTATTTATATTAAATTGTTTCTTGATGCAAGAGCAGCCATATAATCTTCGAAGATAGCTAATTTCTGTTCTTCAATTTGATTTCTGGACATCTTTTTAATTTTATTTTTAATTGTTTGAACTTTTTCTTCCAACCAAGTATCTTTAACTGGATCATAAATCCATTCAACACCTTCCATAATTCCCTCAACGAAAGCATGAGGTGCAGATGGATCAGCAACAATATCAGCAGCAGTGGCAATACGATAATCGCCCTGAACTTCCATTATACCATCTTTACCTGGTTTCAATGAACCCATACCACGTGAAGAAACACCAATTTTACCACCAGATTTTAAAAGACCTTTGGCGATATTACCCATTGGAGTATCAGTAAGTTTAGCCTTACCAATATAGTTATGACCTTCTTTTTTAAGATCAATAATAATATGTGAAACTCTATCAAGATTAATCTGTGGTCCAGCTGGATGACCTAGTTCGCCAAATGCTCTACTATGTTTTACCATATCTTTCATATAACGTTCTACTTCTTTATCCAAAATATTAATTGGATAAATTCTACCATTACGATTTTTCATATTTCCCTGTAGAAAAATCCCATGAATAAAATGTTCCTTTTCGCCAGATTCTTTGGCTTCCGAAAGATATTCAACTTCTTCTGTTAATTCAGTAATGAGTTTCATCTATTAACCCTTAAACGCTACTGGTGCGGCAAAAACATAATTACCTGCCGTATTTGCTATTAGTGTATCAGTAAAATATTTTTCTGTTGTTACTGTTTGACTTGCATTAAGAGTAAATGTACCGATAGTTCCACCAGTATTTGCACGTGTAATTAAAAACGCTGTAGTATTATTTGAATTTACCAAACGAACAAATCTAGCACCACTAATAGTATTAGCAGTTGTGTTACAATACTGTTCGGTGCCGATTGATTTTACAAATTCTGACATTAAACTCTCCCGTCATTACCAATAGGACTAAAAGAAGCGCCAGCTGTATTAGGTACTATTGGTGTATCTGTTTGTTCTTTTTCTAATTTCTTCTTACTTTTTTTTTTACCATCCTCGAGCATTGGCTCAGCAAATTCTTCCTTGACATTACCATAAATGATATAATCATGGATACTGCAGATAGATGCCTTTGCCATTGCAACCTTGGCCTGTACCCATGGCTCAATATGCATTCCGGAAGGCATTTTGTTTAGAAGTTCAGTAGCATCATGGATCATAGATTTAAGTTCAGTAGTTACCATGCTTACTTCTTCATTTTCCTTTGCTTCATTTACTTTCTTTTTACCAGGATGCATTCCATAATAAGCGCCCAATGCCATTTTAGTACGTTCGGCTTTTGATTTACCAGCAAATTTTGGATTATCTGAATGAACAAAGTCATGAATTACTTCGCTTGAAGAAGTTTTCTTAGTTATTACTTCATCTAATTTTTTCTTGCCGCCACTGAGAATCAGTTTCTTAGAACCCTTTTTATTCATCGCGCCGCAATCACAGGTATTACCTTCATACATATTACCGCATGCTTCGCATTTCATTTTTGATTCATAAACAGATTCTTTCTGCTTAGGAAACTTTGCTTCCTTGGTTTTACCCTTATAAACATCATCGCCATTACCTACACGATCAGCATGCTTTTCAATTTTATGTTGAGCGGCGAAAGCCTGACCATCCTTGGACTTTTCCCAATCGGATAGGTCCATCTTTTGTTCTTTGCTAGATTTACTTCCAGCTAAAATTTTCTTAAGATCTTTCGCCATTGCTTTTTCCTTATTCTGTTTCTTCTTCAGGAGAATAACCATACATCTGTTGGGCTACCTGAATTTTCTTATTGTTAATTGCAGATTGTATTCGACTAACAATAAGATTATCAAACGCTTGTTCAAATTCAATAGGCTGCTGAGAAGCAGCAGAAGAAATCATATCTTCAACTTCATATTTATTATTTTCTGACATTATAAAATTCCTTTATTGTTGAGACTGAGCTTGTGATTCTTGACCACCACCACTTGACATCTGTTTAACTATATCTGGATTCTTTGCTACAATTTGAACAGCAGCCTTATATGATGTTTCGTCTTGCATCGAACGGTTNTTNCCCTTCTTTTTCATCTGATCAACTGTCATTATTGCTTGCCTTACCTGTTCATACTTATTCTGTTCTTCAGGGGATTGTTGTTGTTCGCCACCACTCTGTTGTTGCATTTCTGCATTATGTTGGGCAATAAGTTGAACATTTTGTTCAATAGCAGGATTAATCCAACGTGGTTGTTGTTCAGCATTTTCTTGATTAATAACTGCATCCTGTTGTTCAATATCATCATCAGACTGCTGAAGAATATTCTTACGAATCCATTCATGAGAATAATATTTACCAACCATATCTTGAAAATTGCGAGCAAGATTAATACGAGCTTCGGCAATTTCATTATCTTTTAATTCTGTAAAGTAATTATCCTTGGCAAAATCAAAACGAACATCATGAGTAAGAACTTGCCATTCTTCTGGTGTCATAATACCTTTAAGAACAAGTTGTTTCTCTAACATTTTAATGAATAGATGTGAAAATTTACTTCTTAAACGAATAATAAAACGACCAAACTTTAGTTCGTCACGGGTAATTTCAGTTGCTCTACCAATAGAAAACAATGCATCAGAATTAAGACGACTGACAGGAACGTTTAAACACTGAAGAAATTTCTTTTGGAAATAAAGCACGTCATCCATTTGACCAAGTGTTTGACCGCCAGGAAGTGTAGTTACTTCAGTGCCTCTACCACCCTCACGACGAGGTAGCCAATAATCTTCCAACATAGTCATAAACTTACGATCGTCACGAATTTCACCAGATGACGCATCATAAATTAAACGGTTCTTATGCTTAACCATGATATCACGAACGTACTGCTCTGCCTTCATCTTAGGAAGATTACCAACGTCAATATACCAGATACGACGTTCAGGTGCACGGGCAAGACGATAGATAACAAGAGCATCTTCAAGAGTTCGTAGTTGGTTCAATGCTTTAATTGATTTATGTAAATACGAAAGAACCATTGTACCTTGGTTATCAGTCAAACCTGATACGACATGTAAAATAGAATCTTTTGCAATTCTTAAACCAGTAGTTGCTGGACCTGTAGTTTTATTTCCATAACTAAAACCTTTGTCATTAAAAATAAAATATTCATTAATAACATTAGTAACTGTTGCATCACCAGTTGATGATGAGGCATCAATTCTTTTCTTGGATACTTCTCTTACTTTACGAATTTTTCTTGGATCGATATAACGTAATTCTTTAATTCCAGATTTTGGATCTTTATCATCAACCACAACATGATAATACAAACGTCCATCAATATACCAGCGACGATAAATGTCATATGCGTGTTTATTAAAGTCCATAATCTGTAGACAATTATTAAACTCGTCATTAATAATTTTTTTAATCTGAGGAGATATTTTTAAATTATCAAGATTAATAGTAACGATACTTTTCTCATCAATTGACATTGATTCGTTAACAATTTCATCAACAGCGGCATCGCATTCTGGTTGTAATGCCATTTCACGATACTTGGTAACTAATTCCGCTTCTGATCTTACTGTACCATCAAGGTCAACATATGTACCATACGAACCACCAGCAGCTACGACTACTGCACCATCATCATTCTCTTGAGGAGCAAATGATGGTAACTGATTTTGTTGTTCTTTTTTCTTAAATTCGAAACCGAATAATTCTGCCATTTAAATCTCCAAAATGGAGGGATAAAATATCCCTCCTATAATCATAATATTGTATTTATTAACCTGGACCCATGGGGCCATCAGTTTCTGCAGCTGCAGCGTATGTATTAACACCACCAGCTTTCTTACTTGATGATTCATATGCACTGTCTGGTACCCAATAATCGTATGCGAATGTAACTGGGAATGCTTCAACAGAATTCTGTGTATCCCAATCAAGGGCGATCGCACCAATTTCTGTTGGGAAAGCACCAACAATTACATAAGCTCTGATGATCTCGCCGTCTTTAGAATACTGGAAAACTTCTAAATCTGATTTATAGTTTTCTGCACTTAATGCTGGATCACGAACGTTTGATACTAAACGGTTAAGAGCATTTGACCAAGTTTCAAACATGGAGCGTACAGCAAAATCTTCATCGTTCATTACATTAACTTGCCAATCGCCGAATGTACGATCGCCAGCTAACTTAATTTTACGACCAAAGTAAGGAATATCGAATTCGCCTACAGAAGATGCAGGAAGTTCTGCAGTTCTACAAACAAATTCAAATTTCTGAACAGAAACATTATCAATACCAATACCGCCTGGAACTGATAAACGAACATTGAATAGGGATGGTCTGGCGCCACCGTACACCAGACCATTTGATTTGAAACTATTAATATTAAATGGCATTTTTTACTCCTTTGAGTTTAATCTATTTATTAAAACTGTCCAATAACTTCGGAGAACTGAACACCAGAACCAACAGCAACAAAGTTCAACTGGATGAAGTTGATAGAACGAGCTGGCTTGATATAAATGTCGCCTACGAATTGGTTAGTATCAACAATTTGTGGAGTATTGTTTGTTTCATCGCATACTAGATAGAAATCAGTAATTCCACGACGTCCTTGCACATTTCTCAAGTATGGTGTTACTAAATTCTTGAATTGCGAACGAGTGAATGGATCATTATACTCGAATAATGAATACTTAGCTGCGGTTGAAATTGCCTTTTCAAGAACAATAAACAAACGACGAACATTGATTCTATCGAAAGCTGATGGCTTAGACTGAAGAGTTTTATCACCATAAAGAATAGTGCCCTTACCCGAGAATGTTACAACTGGATTGATGTTATTTACGTAAATCAAATCACGTTCTGTAGTTTTAGGGTTGTAACCTAATTTTACAATATTTTTAATTTGACCACGATTGAAACCAGCTGGGGACCACCAAGCATCATTAGTCTGATCTGTTCTTGCACAAAGACCAGCGATGTCGCCATTTAATGGAATCCAACGATATACATCGTTATAACGATCATACTGATATTTATAGCTGCCATCTAATACAGCATAAGAACTATCATGAAGAGCGCCTCTCCATGCTACAAGATTAGATGCTTCTCTGCCAGTTGTAGTATTGTTAACAGTATTAATCATCATTGTTTTATCTGGAGAAACGAAAACAACACAGTCTTTTCTTACTTCGCAGATATTATCAATAATGTAATTTGCTACCTGGAAATTACTTACTGTTACACCATTAACAGTTGTAACTCCACCTAATGGACGTCCAGAAAGAATAAGAGAAACATCTACATCTTCAGGAGAAGCAAATAGATCATAAGCAGACGCAATAGAAGAAAATGCATATGGATTTGTTTCATCATGGCCATCTTCACCAAGAGAAAGGCTGATGTTCAATGGTGTAGTACCAGAATAAGTAATACCACCAGATACATATTCGTTAGCATTTTTAATATTTACTGCATTAGCAGAAGGAGAAACATATCTGTCATTTGCCCACCAAATATATGCAGAGTTATCATTGATTACCTGCTTATAATATGCTACTGTTCCATCATTATTTTTTGCATCAGTAGCTCTTGATAGATTTGCATAAGTTTCTAAGATAGTTCCAGGAGTTCCTGAGAATGCTCCATTTTCGTCAACAACTACAATATGAAGTTGATCATTAGCAGCTGTGTTACCATAATTAGCAACATAACTTGACTGTCCAGGAGCGCTTTGAACAAGATCATGGAATTCCCACTTCTTAGTAATCTGCTGAATATATGAAGGTGTATGTAGAGTATATGGTTCTTGTAGATTAATACGAACTTGGAAAATGTTAGCATTGAATGTTGATGCAGCGCCTGTGGTTGCTTGAACCTGGATTGGTGTACCATTAGGTGTAGCAGCAATACTGAAACCGCTTGTGTTAGAATTTACTACGTAGTAATTTTGAACTACAGATAAAGCACCGCCACCAACAATACTAATTCTAGAAGACTGGCCACTGTTATTAGAGTATGTTACAAGATCACCATTTTGGAAAATAACACCATTTGTAGTTGATGTAGAAATATTGTTACATACAATAAAACTAGAACCAGTAATAATTTTAGTAGCATCAATAGAAACATTACCTTGCACTGTACCGCTACCAGAACCAACCATAAGTGGGTTTGGTAGAAGACCAGTAGAATAGTTAACACTTTCTACAATAAGATACTGATAACCGATTAAATTATTACCAGCTAAAATCTTATCTCCGGATGAAAATTGTGAAGCGAAAATAGCAGCAGTAGGTTGATCAATAAATCCTGCTACACCAGCATAGTTATCGCCTAACTGTATATTTAAATATCCACCACCCGAAGTATTAAATGTAGAATTTGTTCCATCAATAACAGTGCTGTATGCATTACTACTATCGCAAACTGAAACTCTTAATGATGTACCAACAAATCCAGGATATTTTGCAAGATATAGAACGTCTGCATCAAATGTACCAACCTTAGTTAGATAATCTTGATCGTTCTTTACATTTTGAGCAGAAAGATTAGTTACGATTGATCTGTTATATGGTTTTGAAGAAATAAATGTAGAATTACCATAATATCCTGCACTACTGTAGTCAGTAGTATCTACTGCTAATGCATTGAAAGAAGTTGATGGCCATGCGAAATGAAGATCAACAGTAGCATTTGTTGCAGTGGCAGCTAATGCGTTGGAACTAAGAACAATAGCAGTTGAATTAACGCTAGTAACTGTAACATTTTTATTTGAAGGTGTAATAATTGAACTATTAGTAACCTGTGAAACATACATACCAACTGATACATTACCTACAAGGTTAGCAGTTGCTGTAAACACAGGCGATCCAGCAATAGACTGAAATGAGAAATGAGGAGTTGCACCACTAGTATTGGCAGCGCGAGAAACATAAAGGCTGTTATTATATGATAAGAAATTAGCAGCAGTAAACCATGTTTCTGCATTATAATTTGATGGCTTGAAGAAATATTTTACAAGATTATCTTCTGTATCTACTAGAACTCTTTGTCCAATTGGACCCCATTGGAACAAACCAGCAATGGCGCCAACTGATGTTGATACAGTAGGAACAACTGTTGTAAGATCGATTTCAGTAACGTTTACGCCTGGACTTAATTGAATTGCCATTTTATTTCTCCTTCGATGTGAGAATCTATAGATTCATTTTTTATTATTTATTAAAAGTCTTCTCTTAGATTCCACATCCACGAATCGGGCACAAATTTTTCAATTTGATCAGTTTCTATATTATCTCCTCTACCATCATCAAAAAACCCAAACGGAGACATATCCTGTTCCATATCTTCTTCAGTTTTTTCCCTTAGCGACATAAGGGTATTAATGTTTGTGTAATCTTTAAAATATTGCTGTTCTGATAACCAAGCGAATAACACCAAACACATAACTAAATCATCATGTTTGCCAGACTCAGCTTCGAAAGATGTTCCTTTCTTAGAGAAAGTAGATAATTCGTTTATAGTATGGAAATCATTTACGACAAATTGATTTTGTTCTATTAATAGTTTAAGAATGGAACAACCGATTGACTTTACTATTTTAGTTGTTCTGATACCTTTGTCTACATTATTACCACCAAACCCACCGGTGATACGTTTACCAGAACGACCTGCATTTTCAGTGAACAATACATTTTCATAACCAAAATCATAATGAAGAGAATGGCTTACTTGTTCACCGATATCATTAATTTCAACCAAAACAGATGCATTGTTATACGCCTTGGCAACTCTATGTATAACATCTGCATAATCTATAGGAGAAATAGCATTATTACGATAAACACATGCTTGTTGATATGGCATTTTAGTAACATCTACAAGCTGAAATGCAGAATAGTCTAATCCCTTACCACGCGAAACATCGCATACCATAAGATACACATGCCCTTCTACAGGCATAAAATATTGTGTTAAACCATCTCTTTCAACTAATGATGGTTGGTGCACTAATTCTTTAAGTTTCCAACCAGAAATAAGTGTTCCTGAACTACCAAGGAATTCGCAGTTGTATTCCTGTTCAAATTTTTCAGTATCAAAGTTCATAGCAGCTAATGTATCTTGACGCCAACCTTCATCTCGCCCAGGAACATTTTTCCAATTTACTTTTATATATTGATACTGATTTCGTTTTTCCTGTGCATTCAACCATATACTGTAAAAATGATTTAGTCCATTTGGCGTTGATACAAGAATAATTTTTGATTCATTACCAGAAGAAATAGTAGGATAAACAGAAGTGAAAAACTCATCCCAGTTTTCAATGAAGGCTGCTTCATCAATGAATAGAAGGTTGATAGAATAACCACGGATAGCATCAGTAGAAGTTGCAGCTGCAATAACACGGCTGTTATTTTCTAATTCAAATGAACCCTTGTTCCATTCTTTGATGCCTTGTTGTAACCATTTAGGCAAATGTTGATAAGCAAGCTGAATACGACCTAAAATTTCTCTTGCAGTATCTCCCTTGTTAGCGAGTAATGCTACAGTTTTATCTGGATGAAATATGATATACCATAAAATAAATGCACAAGTAGTAGTTGATTTACCAGCCTGACGAGCAGTTGTAATAATATTAAAACGATTATTAGCAAATGATTTAAGCATATCTTTCTGATAATCGTACAGTTTAAAATTAATCAAACCATCATTAATGCTAATAATTTTCATATATTCTTCAGTAAAATATACTGGATCCTGAGAACATCTTATGTACTCTTGTACAAGATCTGGAGTCCATTCAATATTTTGATTGGACTTTTTAAGATTTATGTTACCCTTATACCCTTTTAAATTATCTTTTTCTATCATACACCAAATGCTTTTCTATCAATTAAAATCTGAGCGCCCATACGGACTTTACGGTCTTTATGCTCTAAAGCTTGTTTTAAAAAATTATCAGTTACCATAGGATGTTGACCAGCCCAAAAATTTACTGAATGATGTTTGTCTGCTATTCCTCTAAGAACTACTTCTTTAGAAGCTTTAGGATTTGCTACAGCTGAAGATCTAACAATAGGATCAGAACTTCTAAATGCTTTTTCTAATTGTTCTGCAGACGCTTTTTTATTACCAGCAGCATGCGATTGTACATAAGCACTTTTATCGCTCAAACCTTTTTCAATTTGTTCTGGTGTTGCATTAGGATTTGCAGCGCCATATGCTCTTGCTCTTGGTGATGGATGTTTAAGCGCTGTATCTATAATATCTTTATCTGCATTAGGATGAGAAACAGCGCCCTCAACAGCAGCATCTGAAGCTAGTGGATTTTTCAACACTTTCTTTAAATATTCTTTATCTATACTTGGGTGCTTAAATGCTTCTCTCTGTGTATCTGGATCAGCACTGTTTTCAAGAGCTGGGTAAAGTCTGCTTTTTAATTCTTCTGGTGTAGATGCAAAATGAAAACCTAATTTAGAATTTTTAAACTCTTCAACATTTTTAAGTTCAGGATGTTTCTTTATTAAATCCTGAATCGGAACTTCTTTATCTTCAGCATCTCTAAGCTCGTTGTCTCTTTCCTCACCATTATTAGATAAAAACAATTGATGCTTTACACCATTTTTATTAATAACATAAAGATCACCATCTTTATTATAGTTATCAAATTGATTTCTTTTAGCTCCAGAAGTGCACCATTTAGTACCAGCGCCATATTTACATGAAGCTTCTTTTGTATTTAACTTATGAACAGTTACACCATTTTCTGCATGAATAAGATCAGCGCCGTCGCCAGCATCTTTTTTCTGTTGCTTGCCAGATTTAGAACCAATGAATGGAGTTACTGCTTGGTTTAATTCATCAGGAGATTTATATTGGTTAATGTCCTTAATTGGCATTCTGCTTTTATTAGCATGAAAATCACTAAGAGATTGTTTAATCTGTGGTGCCTGATCCTGTGTAAAAGTACCAGCCTTATATTTGTTAACAAGCCAAGGCGTATAAATTTTTTCATTAGTTGGATCAGCATTATTAGCGAAGTGATTTATTATATCGCTTGATTTTTTATGTTGCGCATTAAGATCATGTTCAGTATTAATTGTTGGGTGTATTTGTGCAAGAGCTTCTGGTGAAATTCGTGCTTCATCAAGATATATATAAGAACTGAAACGTAACATTACTTTCTCATCTCTGCTATAACTTTTTGTAACTCTGCTGTTGACCCAACAAATAAATTATTTGTAACACTTTGTGCTCTTTCATTTATTGGAGAATCTGAAGCTTGAATAGTTCTAATTTTAGTTTGTAATTCAAGTAATTCTTTATTGGCATTTACCACAGAATCCATAAGTTTAGCAAGAACTTCATATGCTCTTGGATGTTGAGACTGTTCTGCAATTTCAGTTAATTTGAATATCGCTTCACTACCATTTGTAATAACTTCGCGTATATTGGAACGTGCCATATCAAAATCAACTGTTGCACTATCATCATGCGCAGCTGCTATAATAGAATTGACGAATTTATTATTATTGGGTGCGCCCGATTCATTATCACTCATTTAATTGCTCTTCGTTGTATATCTCAG